CCTACTAATTGTTGATGCACTTCCCGAATACCCAAGTCCTCTAGGTTTTTCAGGAAATTTTCTAGTCGTTCTATCGTGTCGTACTCCTCGTACCTCCCACTAATATCCTTAACTATTTCCTGTGCTACTTTTTCATGCAGTTCCATCACTCACCTCGCTCGGTTAAACAATCCCGCCGGCCAAAGATTATTTATTTATTTATTAACGGGCCGGCCTAATCCTGTTACTTACCCTGTCAGCTAACTTCCAAGCCATGATCGCCATCTCATTTATTGACGAACAGTTTGCCATTATTCTTTGGTTGCTTGGTTTCAACTTATCAAAAACCTGTACTATCACACTGGCAGTCTGCATATCCATCATCTTTCCACCTACCACAGCACACTGCTTGTCCTCTACGATCTTTCGACACTGCTCTATTACATCCGTCATCACTCACTCTCCTCAATCTCGTCTTCCTCAAAGTGGAAGGTTGGCTTCCTTGATGTCCCACCCAGAACTCGTTTAAGTTCTGCTTCCGCCTCATCTTTTTGAGATATATGCCAGACTCTCAAGACTGCCCTATTCTCACCAGTTCCCCATGTCAATAATATTTGATCTGTAATGGTGTATTCTAATTGCATCACTCACTCTCCTTTTAGACGTTCACGAACATACTTTTCGTGTTCTCTGTATTGGACGTAAATGAGAGCATTGAGCAGGTCTATCATTGCTGGCCTCGTCATCCTTCTTTGGTTTACGTCCGTTGCCCCACCAGTACTATGGTTTCGGATCAGCCTCCGACCTTCTTTGTTGCAACCCTCAACTTCATAGTTGTCGTCCCCAGTCATTTTGTTTAATCGCCAAACTCTGTGTTCTAAAACATCGTCCAATCTTGCCATAACAATCCTCCTGCCTAAGTATAATTATTTAATTATCGTGGTAAATTACCACACCTCAAAAGTCTTCCGCTTCCTCTTGCATCTTTGTTCTTTCCCCATGCAACCTGTGTAACTCTGCTCTAAATAAATCCCTCTCGTATCTCAATTCTGTAACCTGTGTTCTTAGCTCTACGTTTTTTCTTTGCATCCTCTTCCTCTCGTAACGCTCTTGCTGTAGCTCATGCCATTGCTTGCCAGTTGTATCAGCCATCTGTTGCCTCCCTTTCTCTCTCTAGTGTGAACTCTTTACGAACATCCTCGGACACCATTGCGTTGTAGTACACAGCGACCTCGCCACAACGAACAGTCTCGCTGTGATCGTATTCCATTCTGGCCTTGACCCATGCATTGATGCTATCAATACTCATACGTGTACCGACTTCACTAATGAGTACACCAATCCAGAACTTGGCACACGCTTCGGTCTCTGCGAGACATTGAGTTTTCCATTTATCTCTACTCTTTTGTGTTTTCCGTAACGAATCTTCAAGGTTTATTATCCAATTAGAAAGCCTTTTCCCCTGTTCTTCCTTGGTCTCGTTGTCATTCATACTCCCTCCTATCTAAAAGAATACCACTCTACTAACGCTATCTTCTTTGCTGACCTGTCCACTGCAACAACTTATCTTCAGCTTCGGTTCCTTTAATTCTTACTACTGGTTCCCCTGCTGTTGGGATAGGTGGTTCACTATCCACAAACTCAGGTGCATCATCTAACATCTCTTCAAGCTGACACTCATTAATCGTTTCAGACCAATGCTCATAAACCTTCTGGGTTCTGGCACTACCTTCCTCAATTGCAGGCATAATAATTTTCTCCAGTTAGAATTAATAAATCATGGTAAATTACCACGTTCTCAAATCGTACAGCCAAACTCTCCAACAGCACTGACAAACTTATCGTACTCTGTGGCACTGAAGCCGTGTCCAACATGATCCTTGCCACACGTGGCACACGGGCCTTGCTTTGGACGGACATAAGGCGTTGGTTCAGGCTCAGATGCTGGTGGCTCATGTGGGTTGTCAATAGACTTAACCCCACGACCCTCGACAGTCGCACGTGACTCAAAGTACGTGGGATCGACACGATTGTAGCTGTAGTCGCTAGTGGTTTTGAGATCGGTTCGCACATCTCTAGTTTTACTGACCCGTGGATCAACGATAGGAAAGGGCAGTGAATCACCACCCAAGCCATCGCCATACTTGTCCTCAAATCTCTTGAGCCTAGAAATACATTGCCCAATAGATTTGGAAGCCATGATCCTATCGTACTCAGTGGGATGGTTGTGCTTGAACCATACAGGTACGATAGCAAACAGGTCAGGATTACGCCAAGGATTCAGGCGTCGTATCCTGGCAAAACTCATATGTAAAACTCCTTGTCATTAGTTGTGGAATCGTTAGGAAATCATGGTAAATTACCACGATTTTCTATGCAGTACCTCTGCAGATTTCCATACTATAAATCTAACCGAAAATTATTATAGTATCAAACACCAGTGGTCACTCTGCTATACGTTATTGACCATACCGGTTCGTCACACTAAACTAGTAGCTATGAGTAACACTAAGAGTATGACACCAAAACAATCTGCATTCGCTGGGTTTGTAGCATCGGGCGACAAGTACACTGATGCCTACAGAAAAGCGTACAACACAAGCACCATGACGGACCGATCCATACGCAATGCATCATCACGACTAGCCAACCAAGAACATATAAGAGAAGCAATCCAAGCACTGAAAGCACAAGACAGGACAGCTATCAAAGCACACGAAAAGCTAGGCAACGACTGGGTTATAGAAAGATTGCAAGCAGTCATACTAGATGAAGACAATCCTGCATCCGCTAGAGTCAGGGCATTGGAACTGCTAGGTAAGAAGGGCAAGCTGTTTGACGACAGCACTCACGTCACAGTGGAGAACAGATCACCAGAAGAATTAGAGAAGGAGTTGGTAGAAAAACTCAGTGCATTCTTTGGTGATAGCAGTGTAATAAACTAGGGTAAAGGTTAGCTGGGGGTCCAAGCATGGTAATTTACCACGATCTCTGAGTAACACTAGTCATACCAACAGCCAACCTTTCGCCATCGGTGGGCCTAGTCACAAAACCATGGTAATTTACCACGATTTCGCAACCTATCGCCATCGGGCGGGCATGCTTTTGCTTTTTACGGGGGCGAAGAAGCTGGGCTGGGATACAACATAGGGCGAAGCTCCGATTGGGGTGGGGGGACTGCTGTTAAACAAATAGGGCGAGGGAGGCTGGGTTCAGGGGAGTGGAAGCTCCTAGGGGGATGCTTTAAAAAAAATAGGGCGAAGCTCCATTCCTGGGCCGACAATGGGCCTCGGCCAGTGGGGTGGTTTCAGGTGGGGTTTTACGGGAGTAAAACAGGTCGAAGACAGGAAGAAGTGGAAGGGGGCAATAAAAAAGCGATCAAAAAAAAGGGAGACCAACCCAGTTATCGCTAGGTCGGTCCCCCAGATTCATCATAGCCTCCTCATAGGCTCATATGTTTAATTACTGATAGGCTTCTCTATCTTGCACTTTCCAATCTCACTCTCATCTGGGAGTTCATTCTCTACGGAAGAGTCCCAGAATTTACCAAGCACCGAGAGATACCCAGGCATATAGGCAAACTCCTGTAGGTAGTCATGGTATCGCTTCAACGTCCACTGTTCACGCAGTAGTTTCGTCTGCTTTTTCTCTCCCTGATCCTTCTGCAAGACAAGATGGAAGTAGTCATCCCCACCCTCATCCTTCTCAATCTTAGCACCCTTAGGCATCGGATAGTAAAGCCTGGGTTCTGCATCAGGATCACTGCCGACGTACACCGTGGACTGCTTATCATCCTCCAGAGCTAGCAGGTATTTCTCAAAGATTAACTGCCAGTTGGTGACACGTTCTGCCAGTGTAGCCTTCTGGTTGGGTTCAGGGATTCCTTTAACAAAGTTGCCAGAGGATTTTCTAGGTACTGCCCACTGTAGTGTTGCCTTAGAGTCAGCGTCCAGTGCTCCCAAGAACCACTCATAGGCAGGTCTCTGGTTACGGATGTTGCGAGTTGCCTCACCACGCCATTGAGCGTCCTCCTTATGGCTCTCACCATCTGCTCGGAGGGTAGGATCTGGGTAGTAGTCAGGATCTTCTGCGAAGTTCTCCTTCATCTTCTTCAGCCTGACATTCATCGCATGATACGCCTTGTTATAGGACGCATTGTGGACACGAGAGAGGAATCTTCTAACAGGCTCGATGGCCTCAAACTCCTCGAAGATTTGACTAGCCACGACAATTAACTGGATAACAGCATTTGTCAGCATAGTCTTCGCACCCTCGGAACTGGCTCTTCCTTCAGCAAGTTTAGCCGAAGCGTCGCCCATTGACGTCACGGGTCGAGTGGAGGATACACGCTTCTCCACTTTGCCGATGTGTGTGTCCCAACGGTGGTCCCTCTCTTCAATCGTTTCCTGCGTTTGTTTCTTGGACATAAGTTCTCCTTTCTGTCCGATGATAGCGAGTCTTTGCGTAACTCCTGATCTCGCTGATGTTGACAATGTACTACGTGCTACAACCTCATAAGTATCTTAGTGATGGCTTTTTCTTTTCATCACTTAGTTACTCTTTGACGTTGTGGTTCGTAGTATATTTCAATATCAGAGAGAGAGAGAGGATACACGTTCCCTCGACCTGGATGACAATCTTAGTTTGCCCTCTAGGGCATGAAAGATTGTCAATGTTGTTTGATCAAAAGAAAAGGGAGACCAACTCAACGTCCGTCCTCACGGATAGGCCATGCTCGTGGTAACAGGTGCACCTGCCACGAGACTGATGAGTTGATCTCCCAGTTTGATTAAACAACTATGGTACGCTTAATGCTGTTGCTACAACGGTCAATTGCTTTATAGACCACATTGCACTCCAAGGCCACCAGCATACAAAACGTACTTGTCCATGCTGATTCATTACGATGTACTCACGTTCACCATCTGGAGCGTTTACCCATTTTCGCACAAGCCAGTAATCCCCTTCAGGACCAAGTGGGTCTGGCACAGTTATTAATGTCTCATATACAGGTTGCATCACTCACCTCCTTCGTCATCATCAGGCCACATTCTCTCGTTCTCCGCTATCCACTCCTTCATGATCTTGTTGGCACCCCAGCAGTATGCAAGGATAAGTATACAAGCGTGCCACAGTGCAATGAGGAAGACACCAAAGGCAGAGTGGAGCAGTAGCATTGTGTCAAGGATGACGTAGTAAATTGGAAATTCCATCTTTATTCTCCAGATCTAAAGTGAAGGGAGACCAACCAGACGGCTGGCCTCCCAGGGTGGTTTACGGCTTCAGTATATCCACTTGGTTCAGGTCATCGTGGAAATTAAAGCACGGGTTACAGATACCTGTCATAACTAGCTCACGGTCGGCATCACTCAGGCTGGTGAGTACATCCTGAATGGGTTCGCCCGTGCGTTCAAGAAGGTGCAGGTATTCATCGGTTGGGATGATTACTTCGGACACCTTCTGGCACATCGGACAAAATGCAGTCCATATTTTGCCAGACATATTTCTCCTTTGATTGTGATTATGAGAGTCGTCGTCGTTCCCTTCACTCTCTATTATGTTCACATAGCACTGGGTTTCATCAACCTCTTAGAGTATCTTGGTGATAGTTTTTAATCACCTAGTTACTCTTGACGTTGTGAATCCTAGTCTATTTGGACATAATCGAGAGAGAAGAACTATACATAGGTAGGTGGGTTTGTTTTTACCCCAGTGGGGTAGTCCCCCCCCTGAAACAGAGCAAGGTCGGTGAAAGACAGAAACAGTCTTTTGCACATCCGATACTTTCATTTTAAATTTGTGCCCAACCCCGATAGGGGTCCCTAGCCAATTCATTACCCTAGTGGGCGTCCCTACTTAATATCTAACTTAGTTATCTAGTATTCTTTTAAATTAGATATTATCTAGTACTGGATTTACTAGTTAACTAGTAGTATATATTATATATATATAACCGGCCTTCCTTTTTATGGGAGTTTGCTTGGAGCAGATTAGTGTATTTTATGACTACGACAGAAAGCTCTACCTTCGTCTTGCAAGCTCCCTTGTATACAAAAGCATAAAGGATATCAAGGACAGGGGTCAGAGTGGGCACCATGCTTTGACACGATACCGTGTTCCTCGTAATAAACAAGCTACTACCCGTAGTGATTTTATTGCCTCTGTGCTTTGGCTTGGCTCCAAGCGTGCCACATTCTGGTTTGAGGCTGCCGACTTGGACCAGGAGGATTGTTTGAGTATAATTGCTTGGCCATTATACGCACAGGCTGTGCTTGATGATCCTGAGTGTGAGCTTACAGAAGAAGAAGAAGAGCTACTTGAGTTTGGAATTGATTATCTTCCAGCAGTGACATATAAAGCATTTTTGAAAGTGAACGGGCATCAAGACTCTGTAATTTCTTATTTGTGCCCTGATCCGAGGTGATTATGGACCCAAAGAGCGTGATATCAAATATTGATTTACTTCCTCCAGAAGAACGACGAGAATTTGTTGCGTTACTTAATAACATTGAAACTTCTCGATCTCGTGTAGCTGCACAGCAAGACTTCATGGATTTTGTTAGAGAGGTTTGGCCAGCTTTTATTGAGGGTAGTCACCATCGGGTTATGGCAGATGCGTTTAATAGAATCGCAGAGGGGTCCCTGAAAAGGCTAATTGTAAATATGCCTCCTCGTCATACGAAATCAGAATTTGCATCACATCTTTTTCCTGCATGGTATTTGGGTAGATTTCCAGATCGCAAGGTTATTCAGACGGCACATACCGCAGAACTTGCAGTAGGCTTTGGCCGTAAGGTTCGTAACTTGGTAGGCTCTGCAGATTATCAGAAGATATTTCCAGAAGTGTCTTTGAGTACAGACTCTAAAGCTGCAGGAAGATGGAACACTAATAAAGATGGAGACTACTTTGCTATTGGTGTGGGTGGTGCTGTAACAGGTAAGGGTGCAGATATTCTCATTGTAGATGATCCACACTCTGAGCAGGAAGCCGCACTAAATGATCCTTCGGTATATGATAAAACATATGAGTGGTATACTTCGGGTCCTCGTCAGAGGCTACAGCCTGGGGGTGCCATATGCCTAGTGATGACCCGTTGGTCAAAAAAGGATTTAACGGGAAGCATTTTAAAAGCATCTATAGAAAGAGGTGGAAGTGATGAGTGGGAGGTAATCGAATTTCCTGCAATACTTCCTAGTGGTAAATCCCTTTGGCCTGGTTTCTGGCCGATAGAGCAACTTGAGTCCCTAAAGGCCGAACTACCTGTGGGCAAGTGGAGTGCCCAGTACCAGCAAGATCCCGCATCCGAAGAATCCGCAATTATCAAAAGGGAGTGGTGGCAGGAGTGGACGGGAAAAAATCCACCAGCTTGTGATTTTGTAATTCAATCTTGGGATACTGCATTCCTTGCAAAGGAAACCGCTGACTACAGTGCGTGTACTACTTGGGGTGTTTTTACCGATGAGGATGGAGTATCTAATATTATTTTGCTAGATGCACTGCAACAGCGATTGGAGTTTCCAGATCTGAAAGTACGAGCCTACGAGATGTATAAAGAATACGAGCCTGATGCTTTTATTGTTGAGGCCAAGGCTGCAGGAACTCCATTGATATTTGAATTGCGTCGTATGGGTATACCCGTGGGTGAGTACGTACCCAGCAGGGGTAAAGATAAAATAGCCAGGGTAAATGCCGTGTCAGATTTATTCTCTTCAGGTCATGTATGGGCACCTGCTACAAGATGGGCAGAGTTAGTGATAGAAGAATTTGCTGCATTTCCTACTGGAGACCATGATGACCTGGTTGACTCAGCCACCCAAGCATTGTTGCGATTTAGACAGGGAGGCTTTATCTCTATAGGTAGTGACGAGCCTATGGATGACTTTTTGGCACATCGAAAAGCAGACTACTATTGATTCCCTCTAGGTTAATGTTATAATT